AGTAGTTTTGTGCTTCACGCAAAAATTCAACACAGTTTTCATTTACATGGAATGTGCCTAGTTCCAACATTTGTCGCATCATGTTGATACCAAAGGCCTTGTGATTGGTCACACGTCCTTCTGCATCTGGAGGATTGTGTATGGCCTCTGGATACACATTTAATTCATACTGTTCAAACAGTTGTCTAATGCTGAGAGCACTCATGGTATAACGTCCCACTGTGCCTGCATCTGGAGGCAACACAATGGGCGTGCCAAACACTTCTGGTCGCATGAGATGTTGCACATAATTCACAGGATTGGCTTCTTCTGTGCCTTTGACCACTATCTGGCGATCCAACCAGGCTTCTTGACCATTAGGATCCCAATACATGAGTGTCAAAACTGTTTTGTCATTGACCAGACCCAGGTCAAGAGCAATAACGCGATATAGACCCATGACATTACGAAAATCATATGTACCCATTTTATAGGTGGGCCATGTACGTATCTGGAATACCGCGCCTTTACCCATAACAGGTACACCATTACGGCGAGCATCACGCTCGTGTGGAAGATAATCACGTTCAAGTTGTAGTCTAGTTTCTTTGAGTAGGAATGGTTCACCCCAGGGATCATATTCTGGCACATCATCCCATGACACACGTATGTGTTCATAGCCCTCTTCTTGATGCCAAAATTTACTTACTAATCCGTTGAGTCCTTTGAGCGGGGTAAACGAACACAGTACTTGTCCTTGTGTAGTAGCAGTTCGCGTAACAATCTCACTGAAAAAGTCATCTGGCGGTTGCTCATCAAAAACGGCCAGGTTGAGTTTGAAACCCTGCATTTGTCTAACTTCCTGTGTATAGTTAGCAAATAGCAAATAACTTTTACTGCCGCTAGTGTGACGTATCTCAACGCCAATACAATTAGCGCCATCGCTTCGCATAGTTTCTGTAATAATACAAGCACGGGGTATAGCACCAGTGCCAATATGGTCTTTGATTTTAACATCATTGGTTCCTAACAATTCATTTTGTAATACTAGTGCTACCTGACTCCAACCTTCACCAGCTACCATAGCAGTGATAGGTTTGGCATAACGTTTACCTGTCCACCAGCTAGGATATAGGCCAGTTAGGTGCATAGCAGTTTCATAACAGGTTGATACTGTTTTACCAATACGGTTGGCAGCCAGGATACCACGGCGATCGCTTGTACCAGTTGCGAAAAATCGTAGTTGATGTTGGAATGGACGGAAATACTTTAATTGATTGAATTCCATATCATCGCGTACAGCGATCGCCAGGTCCTGAAACTTGTCTTGTACTGGCCTGGGTAGTTGTTGAATGGCCACAGGATCAACCTTATGTTCATCACAAACATAACGTATGGCACGACGCATTAGTACAGCAGGATCTAACATTTAGAGTCCTTTGCGGATTTGATCAAGTGAGTATGCAGCCGTGGCCAGTTCAGCTAATTCTTGTGTGGTAATGCGCCAGGTGGCAGGGTCTGCTGGATCTTCGCCTACACGTTTCTCTAGGCTTTTTTGTAAGCGTTCCATAACCAGGCGCAGGCAATGCTCTACTTGACGGGGGTATTTTTCAGGAAAAGCATCACGGTGTATAGCATTGACCTTTTGCAGGATTTTGGTATCCTGCACTAGTCGTTCCTGTTCTTGTGCTAGAGCTTTGCCAAACTCATTCATTAGACATTCCAAGGATTATCTAATGCGGCAGCACTATCACCACCCAAAACAAAGTCACGGTCAATCCAGGTTTCCCATTGTGTCTTATTGCCAACTTTCATCTTGCTCATAAAGTTTTTTAAGCGTGTGCCAATAGGAGTTAGACGTCCACGATCATCTTGAATGACCTGTTCGCCTGTGCGTGGATCAACCCATACATATTTTTCTGGAGTGTTTTGTCCAAATTTATTAATACGTGATCCAACAGCACGTAAAGCCATAGGACCAATGATTTCATAGGTAATGATGTTGTCAATGTATTTGCGGAATATTACTGAACACTTTTGTCCCTGTGCTGACCATTCTTTGTCTGGATGTGGGAATGTATCACATTGAAACTGTGCCACTGGAGTTACATTTTCACGTGGTGGAATATTCTTAGGTGGTTCAATAGGCACAATTTCATTCTTGTCCACATAGGGATTTTCTTTGCCTAACACAGCCGCTGGCGGAGCCGCACCATTTAATACATCAAGTGCAATTTGATATTTGACCTTGTTGCTACGACCTTTGAGATCTAGCACTACGCCAGTTTGATCAAATACAAACTTTTCTAATTCACGTGCCGTAGGAAAATCACTCATTAGGCCTTCTAAATCAAAGCCTAGGTCTACTGGTTTTCCTGCTTGTGGATGTGATTCCGCGAATGCGGGTTCTAGAGTTCGTGTTTCTTTTTTCATTACAGTTCCTTAAAATAAAATGTGGGCATTTTACAGACGCCCAAACTGTAACCCTAAGGTAGGTTAATCTTTGTACTTGTTCTTACGTGCGGCAAAACGCTTGATCTGACTATTTGAGTCAATGCCACCTTCGCCAGGTATTTCGTGTTCGCCTGGATTGGCTTCTAGTTCTCCAGCACGTCTAGCAAAGGCACGTTCTACCATATCTGCTAGGGGTTGACGTTCTGCTTTCTGATCCAAGAAACGGCCACGTTTGGCCTTGTGTGCACCTGTATTACCTACACGTGGACCTTGTGCGACATTAACGTTGTCACGAGCGTGTGGATTACGACCACGTGTTTCATCACGACGATCAGGACGATCTGCTGATGAATGTTGTTCTATGTATACTTTTGCCATAATTATTTTTTATGGAAACCTTTCAATGTTTCTGCTAGGTGAGCACGACGAGCAATCACGCCACCTTTCTTCTCTGCGGCTTTTAATTTCTTAGCAGGAATAGTTTCGCCCTTGGGCACGTGCAACTCTTTGTGTAGAATACCAGGATGCTTGACGGCACCTGCGATCCACATTCGTCCTTTTGATTTGTGTTCCATTGTGTGTCCTTATACCACTGGTGTAATTAATACGTTAGCGGCTGTTGCTCCTGGTATTGCCAATGCCAGGCTGACAGTTACGTTTGAATCAAATGTGGCTCCAACTGCGGCAATGTTAATGACCTTGTTTGAATTGGCCTGTACAGCAACACCAGGTTGTGGTGTGCCAGTGGTAGGTACTGTGGCTGTGCTGGTTGAGCCTGTGCTGTAGTTTACAAACACATCATTGGTAGCATCTAGGTTTTCAATTAACAAAGCTGAAATGTTAGAGCCTGGTGCTGTAACATAAACCTGTTGACTGGCTGTGGTTGCTCCAATAAACACTGAATTGCCAATTGGATAAATGTTTGTTGATGTACTTAATGCCATTATCGTGCGGCCTTTGTAATATAAATCTTGTCTGGGTTAGCCACGTGTGGAACACGGTTGTAACCAGATTCAACGGGGTGACCTTGGCTGGCTGTGGCCACTGTGTGACGATTGGCGTCTTTGGTAGCACTTGGACCAACGCTTGTCATACGGTCGTAACTACTGTCACTAGCGTTACCACGACGGTTAACTGTGTCTAGGCCGTGGTTGATACGATCTGGGTTCTTGACCAAATGTGCGTATTGGTTTACACAAATGCCATCACGTGAACTGTCACGATTAACGCCATCGCCCATCTGACCATTAAAGGCAAAGTCTGCACCATCACCTGCTTGGTCACTACGGCGATGTGGCTTAACCTGGCCCGCATTCGTCTTCATTGTGTTGCTGGCCTTACGAGCCAAAGTTGTATTGTTTTTCATATTACATCATACCCTTCATTTTGCGTACTGCGTGGTGATCATCTTCGTGTACTCGTCCATCTGTGTGTTTGATATTGCGTGGATGGCTATGACGAGTCTGCATAGCAGGATGCGTCATATCCGCACATTCTGTACAGGTGTCTGCACTAACTTGGTGTGCTTCTTTGACTGCAGGGTTCTTACCACGTACATATTCTTTGACAGGACGCTGTGCTTCACGTGCCTGTTCTGATCCTGATTTCATAACCATTGAGGTTGGGTTTAGGTTGTATTCACCTTTTAAGTGCTTGGCGGTCATTATAGTTTATGTCCTTTTTCTGAGATATCTTCAGCCGTTTGAGGTGCGTGTTCTGATTTGTGTGCCTTGGTCGTCATACCTAGGACTTCTACTGGGCGAATCATATCACCTGCCACGTGCTTGTGATAGTGTTCACTGCGTGTGCTTGAATGGTCGCTATGGTGTGGATGAGCTTTCCCAGCTTCACGCTTTTCACTGTAGGCAATAGCAACTGCCTGCTTCTGTGGTTTACCAGCAGCCATTTCACGTTTGATGTTTTCACCAAATGCTTGTTTGCTTGTACTCTTAATTAATGGCATTGTTGCTTGTCCTATATTATAAGTTTATTTATGTCAGTTAGCTAGGCCAGGATAACTGCGTATGGCTGGACCTGCTGTGGTTGGATTTAATTTGGCTATGGCACGATCACCATACTGTCCTGTATCAGTCTTACCTATGACTACCTCTTTATAGTGCTTGCCACGTGCGTCACTGTGACGACTGTGTGGTTCATAGTTGTCTATGGAATGTGGAGGTTCAGGGCTCTCCACAAAGCTCTTGCCTGACCTGGGCGTGGCTGTGCTTGTGCCACTTGGGCGTTTAAGTTCATTTAAGGGTTTGACCTGCATAGTTTAGAATCCTCTATAGCCTGTGTTAAATGATCCTGTGGTTGCGTAATTGTCTGGACCTGGCAAACTGTTTAGGCCATCTAAGTTAGTGGGTGGCACTGGACCAGGAGCAACAAAGTTAGGACCAGGACCTTGTGCTAGGCTTGAGTCTGTGGGTGGCTGTGGTGCCACTGGTGATCCTAAGCTACCTGCATTACTTTGTTTACTCTGACCAAACATCTGATTACCCTGTTGTACAAGGCCTTGTAGACTATTCCAAGCATCAATCTGAGCCTGTGAACCACCCAAGGGATGTTGTCCACTAGGTGAGGGTTGATAAGGTGTGTTAGGTGAAGGTTGACCAAAGCTGTTGCCAAACTCGCCAACCTGACTTTGATTGGGCTGTGGTGCCACACCTTGCTGTGCTATTTGGCCAGCTAGGTTAGCGCCAGGTTGGCTAGCGGTGTTGTAGTTGCTTAGGTTACTGGCCAGACCATTAAGTTTACCTTGACTCATTGTGCGTTACCTTTGCGTTCCACGGTGTTCAAGGCTAATAATGCTTGAGCAAAAGCTTCAGCCTTGGCAGCCGCTACGTCTTCTGATTCTGTTACTTCTACTGCTGTGCGATCACTAACAACCTTGCCTAGTATCATACGCTCATACTCTAAGCGTGTGCGGGCATCATTATTGACGACAGCGTCAACATAACCTTCTGCCAACATAACTTCAAATGGTTTACCACTTTCTTGTTCAATGGCTTCTACCAAGGTACGAGCGGTAATAAGAGCCGTAGAGCCCTTGGGACGACCAGCGCCTGGACGTGCACCACCTCTTGATGGTGTCTTAATCTTGTAACGACCTTGGCGTAAGGTTTCTCCAGTGGCGTTGATGATTGCGTTGGTTGTTGTCATATAATTTATTTATGGTGTCAGGCAAAGTGAAACCTTTTCCGTGAGCGGCTGGTGGCTGTGCGTTTTGGTCAAGAAAATGCCCTACCGTAACTGTCTTAGGGCAGGGCCAAAACCTTAAACACCTTGGGAGAAGTTAGGTTTTAATTGTTGCTTGAATCACGACCTGATATTCGTCCCGTAATTTACTGAGATCTAATTCTGCACCAGTTATCATCATAAGATCAGATAATTCAATCCCAAATGTCTGACATACAGTTTCAAAATATAATGATTTTAACAAATAGCGTTCGTTAGCCACGGACAATACCCTGTCCGTAAATAATTTAATATCTTTTTCATTTTTTTCCTGGTGGGCCTGTTGGAGTTTTTCTTTTAATTCTAAAACTCGTTTGTGTGTTTGGTCAATTTTGTCAATTAAATTCATTTCAGTTCCTTTAGTAATTCTAATCTACGAATAGCATCTTGTAATATTTGAATAACAAGATCTAATTGTTGGTCATTGACAGTTGTGGCTTGTGCTTGTTCAGCGAGTTGCTGTATAATTTTATTCATTTCAGTTCCTTTAAGCTAGGTTTTAATTCTGTCAGCAATATATCTATTATGATCAGATTCTAATTCTGTAATGAGTTCTTGCAATTGCCTTCGTTCTAATTTTAGAAAACTACATCGTTCGCCCATACCTTCTTGCAACCAATCAAGACTATGATCAAGACCGTCTTGTATCTCTTTTAATTTTTGTATCATATCATATGTTTTCATTTCAGTGCCTTTTTAATTTCTAACAATTGATCTAAAACGCTATCCAAATGTAAATGTTTTATGTTTAACACAGGATGCTTTAAGAATCTACCTGATTCAGTAGTTTCAAAACTCATCAAGCGTAACCATAACAGCAGTTCACTATACTGTTGAATAGGCAATACATAATGTGTGTGTAAGGGTTCATCTCGCGAGATTTGTTGATCAAATGCCATACCCAATTCAAAACTCAATGTCCAGTCTGGGTCTTTGTCTACTTGTATTTCGTTTTGAAATAATACTAAAAATTTGGTGCTCATAGTCTCTTCTCCCTTTGTGTTAAACTATATGTATATTATACATTATTGATCTTTGCGAGTCAATTGTTTATCTATCCACAATCTACGCATCTCTACCAAATCAATGGTTCTTTCAGCGTGACTGTAAAAGATCTTTATATCTGTAATCACTATGCCAAACGGTGTTGTTTGTGTACCTGGAATGGTGTTGGCTGTCATTACATACTTATAGTCAAGAAAATGCCCCGCTGTCGCTGTCTTAGAGCAGGGCCACAAGCAGATCTTCTGCGTAGATCTGTAAACCTAGGTCAAATGTCTAAGGAGATACTAGGTTTTAATCAATCTTTTTAGCATATACTCTGAATCTTTATATCTAATAACTTCCCATCCTTCTGAACCTAATCTATTAAGATCCTCTAGTAATAATTTGCGTGTTAATTGTCCATCCAACTTGTGTTGAAATGGATTTGGCTCTCTATAAAACA